ATTGTTCGAAGTCAAAGACATCTTTGATGAGTGAACACGACATCCAATCGGAGTTCGTGAGCCTTGTTGAGGAGTCATGTCCTGACGTGCTGTTCTGTGCCACCGTGGGAGGCGCACGTATGAGGATCAGCGAAGCCAAGAAGATCAAGAAGGCAGGGTACCGCAAGGGCATCCCCGACGTCATCTTCTACGAATCGCGCCATGGGTATCACGGATTGTGTGTGGAGATTAAAAAGAAAGGAGGCCAAACAAGTCCACATCAGAAGAAGTGGCTGTCTGACCTCCAGCGGAGAGGGTACCTTGCTGTTGTATGCAAGGGACTGAACGAATGCCTAAAGGCTTTCAATGACTACTTCGGCACTGAGCTTGTCTCAGGTGATAGCCTTACGTAGCGAGGCACACACTTCGTGACCAAGTGATTCTGCCCACACCTCTACGGTATTGATCTTAGGAGACAACAGTCCGCGCTCGTACTTGGACAAGGTGGACTTGTGGATGTTCGAGACGTCTGCCACTACATCAAGGGACAAACCACGTTCGGTACGGATCGAGGCCAATTCTTTGCAGAGGCCGTAGATAAGTTTGTTTTCCATTCAACGAAGATAGAACAAAGGTTCAATCTATCCAAATAAATTTGACTTGGAAGGCTTCTGGTGTCTCGGCATCGGCCGATTCCGGCCACATAGAAAGCACGCGAGACACGATCTGTGGGGATAGCAGGAACTCGATTATCGCTTCCTTCTCCTGTTCTGTTTCGGTTCTTGGGTGTCCGGTGACGGGACAGGTTCCTGCATCGATGTGAAGGTAGCTGAGGTCTCTCGTCGCTTTGACGGTGATGATGGTGGGTTCGATGTGCATTTCTCAGTGAAGCTTAGGCAAATGGGCACCACGCTGATGCCGGCCAAAGCCACTGCCATCCACGTCATGCCGTTCGTTGCGATGTCGTTACACGCTGTAATTGCCAGAACGCCACCGATCGTGCGCTTTGCGCTCCACCGACGGAGATCACCTTTGGTCTTGAAGACCTCAGTGATATCAATCTTACCAAGGAGATTCAGAATTGGACTTGCTTTCATAGGTCACAGATATAGCGAATGAACTTCGCCAACTCCCGCTGTGAGGGTGCATAGTCATACCTGACATCTAGCTTGTTCATTTCGAACGTTGTGCTCAGTTCTCGATAGCGATTCATGGTCAAGTCCGAAGATAGAATCTCGTCGGTGTAAAATTCTTCAACATTGTCCTCATATCGACACTTACGCAATAAATGGAGAAGCCACGAACGCATACGTTCCGTGACCTCCATTTCCTTCTCTTCCTCGATCTCGTCGAAAAACTCATCGATCCAGTCGCTCATACTTCTGTATTGCTTTGAAAATTTGTAAGGCCACTTGCGGTACGATGGCGTTCCCGTAGGCTTTTATGCTTTCTCGTCGCCACTTTGGAAAGGTAATGCCGTCCAATACGCGGGGAAGCCCATCATCTCCTCCACAAACAGGGGGGAAAGTTGGGAAGTTTTCCCAGGCGGCTTCCATATTCTTGCCACCTCGTCCGTCAGGTTGAACTTGCCCCGGTCCTTCGAAGCGTTGCCCCTCTCCTCTTGGCACTTGGGTGTCGGAAGCATCCCGAATGCCGCCATCTGCTTCAGAGGGTTTTGTAGCGCTTCCCCGTGTTTCTCCTTTGCTTTGTCCCACGCTTCCTGACTTCTCGGAGTGTTGTAGTCGAAGGCCGTCGGTGTCGGAAGCATTCCCGCCTCGGCCATTTGTGTCAGATGTGTTCCGTACTTCGTGCCTGTCGTTTGGCTCACGTTTTCCCCATTTTCGTTCAGCGTCCTTTGTTTGTGCTGATCCAATGTCTTGACCGTAGGCAACAAACCAAATGCGGTCTCTTCGGTGGGGAGCGCCGACACTTGCAGCTGGAAGTATAAACGGTTGTACGTAGTACCCACAAGTTTCCAAGTCAGCGCACACCTCCTCGAATACCATCCCTCCATTCCAACCAACAAGCCCGCGAACGTTTTCGCCCACGACGTAGCGCGGGGCGCATTCTCGAATAACGCGCAGCATCTCTGGCCACAGGTGGCGCTCGTCCTCCTTTCCCTTTCGCTTTCCGGCGAGAGAGTAGGGTTGGCAGGGGAATCCTCCTGTGAGAATATCAATTCGTCCAGCGTAAGCTGTCGCGTCGAGTTCTTTGATGTCTCCATATTGTTTGGCATTTGGAAAATGGTGTTTGAGTACGCGCTGTGGGAACTCTTCCCACTCGCAGTTAAAGACGTTTGTCCAGCCCATCCATTCAGCGGCAAGGTCAAAGCCTCCAATCCCGGAAAAGAGGGAGGCATGGTTCATTCTTCTGAATTTTGGACATCCTCATCTTCACCAAACACACTATGCTTGTACAACCCGATGCACTTGAGTACAGCACGGCTTAAGGCACGCTTCTCCGCAGTAGCTACGTAGTAGGCGTTGCGGCAGTTCTCGGGACCGGCCTCGCCAAAGGTCTCGACGTACACCGCACCCTCGTCCATCATAGCCCTCGCCTTGAGCACCACAAAGTCGCGGTCCATCTTGATCACCTCGTACTCCACTTGGATGCCGTTGTTGGCTTGGATCTTCTCGATGCCCGTACGCGTGATGATCACGTAGTGCTTATGCTGGAAGACATCGCTCGGGGTGAGGTTGTTGGCCTCAAAGATTTCGCGCATGTTCTTGCGCTCGTCGTCACTTAGTTTTTTCATAGGTTCATGTTTCTCAGTTCGTCCAAAGCTTTAGCCGCCGCCCCTGCGGCTTCGAGGAAGGCCTCGTCATTTTCGAAGAGGATCATAAAGATGGTGGCCAACTGTTCCACCGTGCCCTTCGTCAGGAGGCTGTACCTCCCGCAGTTGATCTGCATGTCGTCGCCTACTCGGCAGATGATGTCTTCGTCGTCAGGCTCCTTAAAAATCCTCACATACACAAACGACTGTCGGTCATCGTCAACGGCGTCCTCAAGGAGAATCTCAATGTTCTCGTCCGTGAGGTTGCTTCCCATTTCAAAATCTTCATCCATTGCTCATCAGTTTTTCGATCTCTCGTTTTAGGTTTCTGTTTGTCTTTTCTAATTGCGCGTTCTCTTCCGTGAGGCGCTTGTTCTCCACACGAAGCTCCAACGACATGCGCCGTTCAGCTCCCAGACTTGTGTGTGAGGCTTCGAGCTTTTGTTCCAAGCAGAATGATTGCTCAAGCATCTTGTAGATCTGGTTCACACATTTCCACAATACCTCACGGCACTTGTTAACATCGAGCTGTTCGCTATCCTCCAGTTGCATCTTGACGCTGTCAGCGACGCCCCCGGCGTACAGCCGATCGGCGATGCGCTCCATGTCCGTGATGTTCCTAACGCGACTCGGGACGTGGTACTTGTCGTTCATTGGGTGAAGCGATTAGAGGTTCGGCACAGGTACAATTTAGCCATTCCAATCTTGCCGCTTCCCTTAGGCTTCGTCTTTTGATTCACGATCCATGTCTCGCCATCGCGTATCTCAGGCTGATCCTCACGCATCTTCTCACCTACTGGTGGCCGGTACACCAACAGCATCGTGAAGGCACGACGGTACCACGCCTGACCTCCCGCCCACTCCTGTGGCAAGGCCGGCTTTTGATATCGCTTGCCGCTAAGGGTAGACGCATCGGCATTCAACTTCGCGATGTGATTGATCACGATGTCGATCCTTTCGTGCGCCTTGCTATGCTGGCGAATCTTCTTCAGCTCGTTCGTCAGCCATACGTCTTCCCGTCCACCCACAGCACGTAAGTCCCTCGAGACATCGTTCCATGGATCTAAGACCGTAGTGTCGTATGTGTCTTCTTTCGCTTGAGCGTAGAAAAGATCGGGCGTAAACTCGTCGCCCAACGACTCGGGATCGAAGAACACGAAGTGCTTGCCGACCCATTCCATAGCCATCTCGAATTCGGCATCGCCCATATGCTCTTGGTCCTCGCCCCGAAAGTTTTTTTTCCGGGCCGCGCACCCCACATGAATCTCCGCCAAGTCCATGGCCAGCTCCTCGGGGCCGCCCTCCTCTCCCATGTACACAAAGTGCTTCCATCCGTGACGCTCGCTCCATTCGACAAGCAACCACTTTACAAAAAGCGACTTACCGTGATGAGGCGCACCAGCGATGAAAAGGGGATACCCTTTCCTCGGAATGTATAGATCGTCCAACTCCTGCACTCCCGTTGTACATGCTTCCTCTCCGACTTCATTTCGTAGTTCATACAGCCGTGGTTTGAGTTCGTGAATAGTCTTGATCCCAATCATATCCCCGTGAATTCATCGTTGAACTTTACTCGATCCACCGGCATACCTGAAATCTTACTCAGATTAAGGTATTGCAGGAACTTTTCGCCAAACAAAGTGGCAGGACGTAGGTGTGTCTTGAGCTGTGGGCTACCTCTCCAAGCGTCGGCTCGGTCTCTGACGACGTTGACGTAATCATTTCTGTCGGTGTATCCATGGCGGTACCACCGGTCAATGTGATCCCTCACGTCGTCGTGTTTGTACTGAGTGCCGAGGATCTGATTCATCTCCATCGTCACCTCATGTACGGTTTGGTCGAACTCGCTCTTGCCTTGACTCTCGCAGAAGAGAAGGGGGAGAATTGCTCTCCCCCCATCATTGACCAAAAAACCTGCTATGCGCTGAGCAATAGCATGGTCCAATTTAAGGTCATCGATAACCTTCGGCATCGGCTGGCCCGCGTAGAGTTTCACCAACGCTTTCAACACGTCCAACTCTTCAAAGGGCAGTTTGCCTAACTGCACCAAATCGATTTGGACTCTGGACATCAGAACGGAAGGTTCTCTTTGTCCAACGGTTGCTCTGCTTGTGGCGATGCCGTAGGCGCAGAAGACGATCGGCTTCCGCCGCGCATAGACCAGTCCTTAGCGTGGCCTACGATGTCTCCTTTCTCACCGGCCTCGTAGGCCTCCTTGGGAACTTTCACCACGACCATGAAGTCGTTGTACTCCTTGTTCTCCAACTCAATCAAACGGAGGTCAAGGTACTCGCCCTTCTTTCCTTTGATAAAGTACTTCTGTTGCTCCCGAAGTTTTGCGACGTTCAGGCTGACGTCAATTGTTTTCCTGTTTTCCATAGTACAGTTTTTGGTATAGATACAAACGTTTTGCAGTTGAGAAAATTTCCGTTGCTTTCTTATCACCCAGCTTCAGCAGATGGGTGTACTTCTTGACAGCGTGGACCGCCGTCGCATGATCCCTCTCAAAGAAATTTGCTATCTCCTTGAAGGTTTTTTTTTCGTACTCCCGAAGGACGTACATGATGACCTGCCGTAGCTCGACGTACGCGTTCTCCCGGCATCGTCCCATGACCTTGTCGTAGCCTACCTGATGGTAGTCGCATAGGTCCTTTACAAATTGATTGACGACGACCTTCCCGTCAAGTTCATTTAGGCCGACATAGACGTAGGGACTGACTTTCTTCCCATCACGCACCACAAACTCGATAAAGGGGAAAATATACGTCGCCTTCTTGGACATGCTCGGCCGTTTCCACTCGGCCTTCTTGCTCGAGAGAATCCAAGATTAGGGCAACCTTTTTGTACTCCTTCGAATCGAGTTTTACTTGCAACCGCTTGGCGATCACGGATGCCGTGAACAAAGCTGGCATGATTTCCACACACTCCTCCCACACTCGGTTCTCCAAGTGGGCGTGTTGGTTTGCCTTGATGGCCCGATCGAAGTGGCTCATCAAGTCGGTGACGAAGTCTGAATTCTTAAACATTTCTGAAGGTTTTTTGGTAGGGGCAAATTAGTCAGAATTATCAACTGTCCAAAAGTCGGACATGGTTTTTTTTTTCAAGAGTGCTTGCATGGTACCTATACAGTACCTATAGTATCTATAGAGAACACGTCTCAGAATAGATACATTACACACACAAGTACAGGGAACCCTATAGGGCATCGTCCCGTTTTCGGTCATGTTTGGCGTCGGGGTCATCCCAATCGCGTTGAAGGCCACTCCCCTTGCAATCAGGGCACGTATCATACTCGGGGTACTCCCAGCCGTACGGACCAACCTCGCCTGAACCCTCGCACGTCTCACACTTTGTGTGTGTGTCTTCTTCGAACTCTTCGTACTCAATCATGGCTCACGGTTTGCTGTTGTGTGGATCATTGCCACCACGGGACGAACGCACCGATCCTTGACGCGCCTTAAAGCGGCTCCAGTGGGTGCTGGACTGACAGAACACAACGCTTGACCCGGGGAGCCACAAGATGCGCTCTCCAGCCGCAATTTTGTTCCTCGTCTCTCGACAGCTCGAAGAAAATTTAGCTATGATTTCTACGAGCCGTTCCTCGTAGTTTCCCTCCAGCGCTTTGGCTTGACGGTTTTCGTAGGCGTAGACCCCACGGTGACGGTAGTTGTTCAAGTATCTCATATCTCAGATTTTTTTTCTTACGACAAAGGGGAGAGGCCACCGCCCCTCCCCCACACACAAACACGCCTCACACACGCGCCTCAAACCAGTTGTTCAACACGTCCCAATCGTCAATCCAAAACGCAATCTCCAACGCCTCAGGAGTGCAACCGCGCACCTCTTGGAACACGACGCCGTCAGGGATGAATCCTTCCAAGGTCCAGTGCAAAAAGTGCTCCATGAATGTCGCCACGTGTTCCGTTTGCAGTGGCAAGGGAGCTTGCGTTTCTGGGTCTTGGCGGGTGATACGGTACTTAAATGTTGTGCCGCCCGTGTAGTGGGATTCGATGTGGAATTCCGCGTTGTCACGGAAGTTCCCGTCAGGTTCGACACCAAACAAACAAATGTCGTGTTGGTCGCAGAAGTCGTGACCGATAACGTGGATGGCCTCAGCCAGTGCCTTGGTAAGTTGAGAGCTCATAGCAATTTTTTTTTTTCGCTTTGGTTTTTTTTTTTTCTCAGCATTTCTGCGCAAGGTCTCTTGCGGCTTATTCGAAGGGGTTTGCACCACTGTGTCCAGCACTCAGAATCCACAAACGGACTTGGTCAAACGAGTTGTTTGCTGAGCAGGTCCAGCCATCGCTCGTGTCGTTGATGTTGAACGTGCCATCGCAGTTCACCTGAATTTCGTAGGTGATGCACACGGGACCGTCCTTGAAACGAAACTCGTAAATTTGATTCCGTGATGCATCCAAGGTGGCAATGTAGCTCAGGTCCTCAGCGTAGGTCATTTCGTCTGGAGTCATAAAAAAAGGCATGGCATATAGGTTTTTGGTGTTCTTGGTTCCTTTCTGAGCGCAAGGTAGGCAAAACGTTCTACGCTTCCAAGAAAAAAGTGAAAAAAAGTTCAACGCGCCGTGTTTTTGCGGGTTGCCGGGCCGCTCGAAAATATTGCGGCGAAAAAATATTGATGATTCCTACAGCCTAATATTGAGCATTTCCTGAGGCCCTTCCTTGGTTCCCTTCCGGCGATTCCGGCCGGGGCATCGCCGG